CCTACCAAAAAAAGGAAATGCTCAATGTCTGAATATATTAAAATTCAGCACGAAGCACGTAACAAAGCCTGGCATCAAGCAAAAGAAATGCTTGATCGCGCAGCAGCCGAGAAACGTGATTTAACTGCTGAAGAAAATGCTCAATACGCAACAATTTCATCTGAACTAGATGAACGCGCTCGTGTTATTGAAACCATTCAAAAAGATGAAAAACGCGCTCTAGCAGCAGCAGAAGCCATGAAAGGCTTAGAAGTTGAAACTGCTTCAGCACCACAAGGCAGAACAGATGCAGATGTTATCCGTTCAATGGCTCGTGGCGAAGTTCGTTCATTCGAATTTGAAAAACGCGATATTTTAGGAAGTTCAACTGGTTCTCCGGTTCCAACTTCTTTTTACGACAGAGTCGTAATGCTTGCACGTTATGTTGGTGGACCATTAGAAACATCAACCATTTTGAATACTGCTGGTGGAGAGAATCTTCAAATTCCTTCTCAAGCATCATACTCAAGTGGAACAGTGTTTGGTCAAGCAGCAGCAATTGGCGAAAGCGATCCAACATTTAATTCATTCGTAACTCTTGGTGCATACAAGTACTCATTCTTGACCCAAATTTCACGTGAATTAGTTGAAGACGCTGGCGTGGACATTCTTGGCTTTTTGGCTGAGCAAACCGGAAACGCTCTCGGCTACTCTGTAAATGATGCATTAACAAATGGAACAGGAACTGTACAACCAAACGGATTGTTCACAGTTGCTGGTTCAGGTGTTTCAGGAACATCACTATCACCAACAGCAGATAATTTAATTGATTTAGTTTACTCTGTTGACACTGCCGGAAGACGTTTACCGGGAGTCGGTTTCATGATGGGTGCAGCACAAATCGCAAACGTTCGCAAATTAAAAGATACTGCTGGCAACTACTTGTTCAGCCCATCTCTATCTGCAGACGCACGCGACTTACTATTGGGTTATCCAATATTTGAAAACCCAACAGCACCAACAGCAGGATCAGCCAAGAGACCAGTTCTATTCGGTCACTTGCCTTCCTACATTGTTAGACAAGTTGGTGGCATTCGTCTAGATCGCTCAGATGATTACGCTTTCAACACTGACCTAATTACGTTCAGAGCCACTTTCAGAGTTGATGGAAACTTGCCACAAACAAGTCACATCAAATACTTTAAGAGTTCAAACTCCTAAGTAATTAAGTCCCCAAGACCAGAAACCCCGACGGAGCGCAGGCTGTCGGGGTTTCTGCCTTTAAACGTGTAGGCTTTATTCGTACCTGCGATGTAAGGAAACTTGCGTGAATAAAAAGCAATCTAATGATCAAAAAACAAAAATACTCAATTCTATGAATTCAAAAATTAAAATTGATAAAACTTTGTCACCAAGAATTACTTGGTATTCAAATGCTCCCTGGGCGCCAACAGGTTACGGAAGTCAATCTGCTCAGGTATTAAAAAGATTAAAGAAAGATAAATATGAAGTGGCAGCAATTGCGAACTATGGTTTAGAAGCAGCCTCAACTTCTTGGAACACCGAATATGGTGCAATTCCTATTTATCCAAGAGGAATGGATTTATGGTCAAACGATGTAACTGTTGCCCATCATCATGATTGGACTAGCAGAGATAAACAAGCACCAAATTTATTAGTGACTTTGTTTGATGTATGGGTTTTCAAGGGACCGAAGTGGGCTGAACAAAAAGTTGCTTCCTGGGTTCCAATTGATCATTTACCTGCACCTGATGATGTTGCACGTTGGTGTGCGCAAGACTTTGTTTCCCCAATTGCTATGAGTAAATTTGGTAAAAAAATGTTAGAGAATAAAGATATTGAATGCTTCTACATTCCTCACGCTTTAGAATCTACTTTCAAGCCAACACCGGAAGTTAAATCAAATTCTAATGAAACCATTCCTGGTAGAGAATTTATGGGAATCTCTGAAGATAAATTTGTGGTTGGAATGAATGCTGCAAATAAAGGCATAGCACCTATGCGTAAAGCATTCGGCGAAAATATTATTGCTTTCTCAATGTTTGCACAAAACCACGATGATGCAGTTTTGTATTTACACACTGATCCAACTGGTGGTGGGGGTGGAGTGAACCTGCCTGAGTTATTAAAAGCCGTAGGTTTGAAACCACATCAATATAAATTTGTGGACCCATATTTGTATAGGTCTGCTTTGCCAACTGAAATTGTTGCAGCAACTTATACAGCGATGGATGTATTTTTAGGTGTCTCTATGGGTGAAGGTTTTGGAATTCCAACTTTGGAAGCCCAGGCCTGTGGAACAAGAGTTATTGTTTCCGATTTTGCAGCCTCATCGGAACTGGTTGGTGAAGGTTGGTTAGTTGAAGGACAGCCATATTGGGATGCTTCTCAGAAAGCGTTCTTCACAACTCCTTTGGTTCCTTCGATTGTTGACGCTTTAGAAAAGGCTTACCAAAAGGGCAGGTCGCGCTCGCAACAAGCAATTGACTTCGCTAAGTTGTACGACGCTGATCTTGTCTTTGAAAACGACTGGAAGCCTACGCTTAATAAGATTCTCTTCGGATAGGCTTTAAAGGCAAAATAAGGCCAAAATTAGCCACCAAGAGGTAGGAGGAGGAGTAATTTGATACCTGCAATGATAGTCCCGGTTTTAACACGTTATGACTTGTTAGACAGAATGATTAAGTCCATTAACCATCCGGTTAAAGATTTAGTTATTATTGACAATGGTGCAAGGAATACTCATTGGGAACCAACCTGGAATAACTGGATCAGTAAAATCTGGCATCTTAAAATGCCCAGCAATCTTGGGGTGGCTTCTTCCTGGAACCTTGGAATCAAATCTTTACCAATGTCCGAATATTGGTTGGTTAGCAATTTTGATGTTGAGTGGGGTGGCGATTCTTTAAAACTATTTACAGAGATTTCCGGTGCAAACAAATTAGTGCTTTCAAACGGAAGTCCTGAATGGTGTGCTTTCACTGTTGGTTGGAAAGTTATTGACAAGGTTGGATTGTTTGATGAAGCGTTGCATCCAGCATATTTTGAAGACAACGATTTTGAACGTAGAACAAAACAGCACGAAGATTTAATGATTGAACATTCTTATATTCCAATTGCTCACGATAACTCTTCAACTTTAAAAGCAGGCTTCCAAATTCAAAACAACACAACCTTTAACGATAACTCTGCTTACTACAGTGAAAAGGTTAAGGCTCAAGACTTTTCAAGTGGTGAATGGTCTATCAGAAGAAGAAGACGTAACTCATGGGACTAAGGGTTTACACTGGTGGAACTTTTGATTTGTTTCACGTTGGACACGTTAATTTATTAAAAAGATGTAAAGAGATAGCCGGACCTGATGGGCAAGTAATTGTTGCTTTAAACACTGATGAGTTCATAGAAAAATATAAAGGCAAATCACCAGTTATCAAATTTGATGACAGAAGAGCAGTTCTTGAGGCTTGCCGTTACGTGGATTATGTGATGCCTAACTATGGTGCAGCCGATTCTAAAGAGTCCATTGTTTTAGCCCACCGAATTGATGTGGTTGCAATCGGTTCTGACTGGGCGCGTAAAGATTATTACAAGCAAATGAATTTCACCCAAGATTGGTTGGATGAACAAAACATAAGTTTGATTTACATCCCTTACACCGAGGGAATATCAAGCACTCAGATTAAAAAAACTTTATGATCATTGATGCCATAACCTTTGGTGGCGAATTGGACATGCTTGAGGGCAGGCTAGAAACTAAATTTAACAACGTTGATGCCTTTGTGATAGTTGAAGGCGAACTTATGTACGCCAACCAACCAAAGGGATATTTATTTGAAGAAAACTATGACCGATTCAAAAAATATGCAAACAAAATAATTTACAAGAAAATCAAGTCTCTCAATGACCACGATGCTTGGGCAAATGATTATCATCAAAGAAGCCAATTAACTGAGGCCGTAAAAAGTATTGCTCAATCAGATTCTGATGTCATTATTGTTTGCGACACTGATGAATGGTACGACACTAACTTTGTTTTGGACTTAGATAGAACGATTGCGTTTGACATGCCTAAATATCACATGAGTCTTTATTGGTATCACAAGAACGAATTAACAGGTGTTGCCGGTCCTTGGAGTTTTTTTAAGGACAAAGATTTAAATACTGAGCGCTGGAGAAGAAACAGTTTTGAAGTTGTTACTGGTGGGCATCATTTAACTTCTATGGGAACTTTAGAGTATTTGATCAACAAGGTGAGAGGTTTTGCTCATCAAGAACTTGTATCAAATGATTTAGATGAACAGTTAAAACACTGCTGGACCCATGGTCATGATTTAGCAAATGATCAGTTTCAAGAAATAGATTTGGAATCAGTTAATTATCCTCAGTGGATATTAGACAAAAAGGCTCCGAGCAATTGGTATAGGAAAAGACCTTGACTCAAATCGTTATTGGAACAAGCCCAGGTCGTGAACCTTGGTTGATGGATTGTTTAAACAGTTTACAAAGGTCCTGTTTGATTTTAAGAGACTCAAATTACGAACTAGGGAAACTTAAATGGTGTCAAGAGAATATTAAAAACCCTTTCTTCTTCTTTCAAGACTCTGTGGTCTTTAAATCAACTAACTGGATTGATGAAGCGTTAGAGAAGTATTCAAGTGTTTCTTTAAATAATGATCCAGGTTTGTACGGCACTTATATGGGTATTTATGATCCAAAGGTTTTAAGACAGATGGATGTTCCAATACCTAAATCAAAGATTGAGGCGATTGAGTATGAGTTATCTTGGACAAGAAAATATGTTGAAGAGGTTGGTTCTGTTGAGGTTTTGTTTCCAGAATTTAAAGATGCCAACGCTCAAGGAATAGAGATGAAGCATGGCAGAGAAAATCTTATTCTTGAGAACGAGTATCTAATCAAATACAAAGGTAACTGGGGACAAAAACCTGCACTAGACTAGAAGCATAGGTTTAGGAGTAGAAATGGCTATTACAAACGGATACGCCTCACTTGCACAAGTGAAGGCTGCCCTAAGAATTACTGACAGCACAGAAGACTCGTTGCTTGAATTAGCAATCGAGGCTGCCTCAAGAGCGATTGACGGAAACACCAATCGAAACTTTTACAGTGCCGGAACAGCAACACGATATTTTGCTTCCGAAGATGATTTTATTTTACTAACTGATGATCTTGCTGGTACTGCTGTCACAATCCAATCTGCAAACAACGCAGACGGAGTTTATGACACAACCTGGGCAATAGACGATTATCAATTGGAACCTTTAAACGGAAACTCTGATGGCATTCCTTGGCCGTACACAAGAATTCGTGCTATCGGTGATTATCTGTGGCCAATTTCAGGTGGCGAAGCATTAATTAAGATAACTGGTGTGTGGGGATGGCCATCTGTACCGATTGCTGTGACTCAAGCATGCGTTATTCAATCATCAAGAATTTACAAGCGTTTAGATTCTCCACTCGGGGTTGCCGGATTTGGTGATCTAGGCGTTATGAGAGTAACAAGAGACCTTGATCCAGATGTTGCACAACTTATTGGCACTTACAGAAAAGTTAGAAACATTGGCTAACTTAAATACAATCCGTTCTGGAATTGCTACACGCCTTGCAACCATTTCTGGTTTAAGAGTTGCAGCAGAACAACCTGATAATCCCAATCCTCCATTGGCTGTGGTTATTCCGGACAACACTAAATATGATGACGTCTTTGGTCGTGGAATGGATACCACAACCTTTAGAGTCATTTTAATTGTTTCAAGAGTGGCCGAGAAGTACTCGCAAAAGAAATTAGATGCTTATTGCGCCACAACAGGAACAAGCAGTATCAAAGCAGCGATTGAGGGTGATAAAACTCTAGGAGGCAGTGTGTTTGACTGCCGAGTAACCGAGATGCGCAACTACGGACAAATTTCTGTCGGAGATGTGACATACTTGGGTTGTGAGTTTATTATTCTCACTTACGCGTAAGAAGAGAAAGAAGAAAATATAATGGCAAAGTTCGCAGCAACGGACTACAAAGTAACCATTAACGGATCTCCGTTCACCACTTCTCTAAACTCTGTTGAATTATCTTTATCAGCAGATGATTTAGAAACAACTGCTTTTGGTGGCGAATGGCGCACAAGAATTGCTGGTTTAAAGTCAGGTTCAATTACTTTAAACTTTATGCAAGATTTTGCAGCCGGTTCTGTTGACGCAACTTTGTATCCTCTACTCGGAAGCAATGCAACTGTTGTAATCGTTCCAACCTCTGGTTCTGTTACAGCAACCAATCCAAGTTACACAGCAGTATGTTTAGTAAATGCATACCAACCATTCGCATCAAGTGTTGGCGACATAGCCACGCTAAGTGTGACATGGCCGACCTCGGGTACAGTTACAAGAGCAACTGCTTAACTAAGGAGCAATAAGTGTTTTTAAACCTGCGCATCACTTACAAGAACGACACCACTCTTGATGTTAAAGCAGAGTGGGATGACTTCATCGCTTTTGAAGATGAATTTGATTTACCTTTTACAGTTGTTATTGATCCAAAGAAATCAAGATTAAAACATTCAACTTGGTTGGCTTGGCATTCTTTATCTCGTGAAAAGAAAACAGAGAAACCTTTCACAGAGTGGATGAATGAAATCGGTAGTGTTAATTTCGTGCCTGACAGCGAGGTCCAAGATGTGGTCCCTTTGGAGAGCAAAGCGCGCACTGGCGCTTAACACATTTGGCTTACGAGTTTCACTTATCGCCTACGCAATTGTTAAATGAATCGCCTAGAATGATAAGAACAATGGAACGCTATCTGCGCTGGCGTGTATCGGAATTAAATAAACCCAGAAGGTAGATCTGTGGCAATTCAAGAAGTTCAACAAGGCGCGTTTGGTGAAGTTCGTCTTGAAGGTGCAGCAGAGTTTATTAATAGACTTGTTCAATATGAGCGCAAAGATTTAAAGACTGCTCTTTTCAAAGAGATGAAACAAATCGCAACACCAATCATCAAAGATGTTCAGGCCTTATTGCCAACACAGCAGGACACTCTTTCAGGTTGGGGTGGCTCAAATACTTCAAGCCAGGTAAATGTTGGCCCTAATCAAAGGTGGGCTTCATCAAGTTCCACTGGTGGTGGTTTCCCGGTTTATTACGAGAAATC